TGCTCATTCTGATTCCTAAGCATATGCATCTCATATGAAATTTAATGTTGAATCCAGAATGTCTTTTTTGAACGTTACCGGTGCGTGACATTAACCTACCAGGTTTTGGGCCAAAAGTATAAGTGTTACCAGTTGGCCATGGTACTTGTTGACAAAATTCGAGTGTGTAAATGTCGCATTGTTTGAACTCAATTTCAATATTTAATTTGAAAAAAGTGGCAATGATTTTCGTAACCTTGATAGGAGTACGACTCAAAAATAACACATCATCTCCAGAAACAATCAGTATAATATCTTGCATAGGGATTTTTTCCCTATACAAAGAATATAAACTAACCATTGTCATGAGGAGAGTGTTAGTCATCCAAGTATCTGGTCTACCAGATTGCATCTTACCATTGACTATGTAACTAATTAGTCGATCATGGTTGAGGTGGCTACCTGGCATATTAAGAAATTTGTAGAATAGATCTATTAATTCTTCATCGGGGCAAACAGCTGAATAAATTGAAAATATGTCAGATTGTAAAGCGGCTTCCTCACTTCCATCAAAGTGTTTTGCATCGCCGTCATACATATGGGTGTATCCTTGTTTGAGAGCTTCCTCCAAAAGAAATCCTAGGGTGTGCACATTTGTGGCTGTGCCAACCACTATATGTGGTGATCGAAACTTGCGTTCTCCTTGACTTATGCCGACGGAGAAGTGTTTCTTTATTTCTTTGAGAAAGGAATTAATGAAAGGGCCCAACTGTAAAGCGAATTGTTTTGGAGGTTCTTGGATAGGTCTAGGGAAGAACATGTAAACATGTACACCATCACTTATGATGTGTGGTTCAAGTTTGACAAATGAATGTGATGTTCTGCGGTTAGGGTATAATCGTCTAAACCTACGAAAGAAGTCTAACATACGCGTGTACATTTTAAGTTTAGGTCCACTAAATTTGGATATCCATTGTTCAACGGGCATGATTATGATTTTTTGTAATCCTTGGGGAAAGGAAGGGCTTATGTTATCTTTAGGGAACATTATGTCAATAATTTCGTGTTTATATTTGTTGAACTCCCAGTAATTGTATAAGAAATCGATTGGTCGTTGTAGTTCTTTGAGCAAATATCGATTAACAATTCCTACGATAAAATTGTGCGCGCAGGGTCGTGGGACGAAAGGTGGTCGACGCACACATGAAAAGACGGCTAATAGGCCATCTGATGGTGTGCAGTCAAAATCCTGTGGCAATGTGATTTTAGCAGTAGGTGAGAGGGGCAGCAATTTAGCTTCCTTGCAACAAATATCACTTGTGATAAATTTTGGCTTATTAGTTTTAAAAATAGTTCGGTACAAACGTCCAAATAAGATTCTAAGGACTGACAGTGTCGACATGGGCTTATATATATGTTGCGTTTTGATAAGTGAATGTGCGTTGATGTCTTTATAAGCAGAACTGAATGCACTCGTGAATGATCTATAAATAGAGGCTGCGGCGATAAGAGAAACCGCCACTGCGACAATAGAAACGGTTGCAGTAACACCATATTTCCAGGTGTTATAAATGTTGATTGGCCTCCGTATTATTGACATAATTGTAGATTGCATTTGTAAAAGAGTGTCGTTCTTGACTACTGTGTTTTTGTAGGAAGATATTTCATTTTTCAAGTTCATTATGAAAGCATATGGTAGTCCATAAGTTAAAATGTCCAACTTTTCAACCTCATCAAGAGGCATATTAGTCAAACATTGTTTCATGGCTGCCTTTGCTGCATCAAATGGTATGTTGTTTGGGTTCAAGCGGTCAGTAAATACAACAGAAGTTGCTACTTTAGCGAGTAGCTCTTTGGGAATGAAGACTGGTTTCTTTGATTTTGGTATAATAATAGCGTGATTTAAGAAACTTATGATTGTGTCGTCGGTAAAGTCTTTACGAAAACTTTCAACAAGCAATTTATCGGGTCTATAATTGAAGTCCATTGTGGAAATTGGGTTATCTAATAAGCTAACGTGATTGTTATCATGCATAGCTTCATTAAAATTCTTGGTCATGGGTTCAATACGGCGTAAATTGCGTGGGGCGATTCGAAAAACGTAGACTTCACTATCAGGAAATTTCTTAACTGAGGACCACGTCATTGCACCAGTCCTTGCATCAGAGACATTTTTTGATTCATAGTAGCAGTCATTCAACCAAATGTTATGGTCGAAGACATAATTATGGTCATTACCTTCTATGGAGACATGCATTCTAGCATTTTCATCCATATAATAGTAACCTTCTTTGTTGTACATATAACCTCTGCCTCCCGTATATTTATGATCAACGGCAACGGCAAATTGGCAAATGGTGGAAGATATGATAGTGTAAATTTCTTCCGGTGTAAAATCCTGCATGGTGTAGATGAACATAGCAGCATCAAAAATGCCGCAACCTACCATTTGAGAGCATCCACAATCTTCAAAACTATTGACGCACCAACTAGGGTGAGGTTGGCCGTTTTTTGCGTTTGAGAAAGTGGCACTCTTATGATGAGCATAAGAGTCTTTTGGAGGGTAGTTGCAGTGTACATTTTTGACGCCAATAGCATCAAACCGATTTGGATTACCATTAACATTCCAATATATGCGATTGCTTTTGCTACCATATAGTTTACCTTCTTTCTGCGCTAATTCAAAAACAAAAGCTTCAGCTATGTTTATTATTATGGCAGTACAAGGATGTGGGTGTGAGATAGAATTTATAGGAACAAATTCAGTACCAGGAAATTGCTTGTGCATGTATTTCTTTTGGTCTTTATCTAACGC